AAGATTACGAAAACGGTATCCTGGAAGAAGAATACGTTATTACATGGCTGGAGAATATGGTGAAAACTTTGGGCGCCCGCATTGGCATGCCTGTATCTTCGGACTCGATTTCGATGATAAGAAATTATGGAAACGGACTGCCGCTAATTCTATCTTATATAGATCCAAAGACCTTGAATTACTCTGGCCATTTGGTTATTCCTCCATTGGAGACGTTACTTTCGAATCCGCAGCCTATGTGGCTCGATACATTATGAAAAAAGTAACAGGTAAAAATGCTGCAGAGCATTATCAAGAGATTGACCCAGATACTGGGGAAATCACTAATAGGACACCTGAGTTTACGAAGATGTCTTTAAAACCGGGTATTGGTTACGAATGGTATAAGCAATATACTTCCGATGTATATCCACACGACTACGTTGTAGTACGTGGAAAAAAGGTCAAACCTCCAAAATATTATGACAAAAAATATAAAATAGATAATCCATATGAATTTGACGAACTGCTTTACATTCGTGAAAAAGGTAGTAAACTTAACTACGCAGACAATACCCCGGAGCGATTGCTTGTAAAAGAGCAAGTCGCAAAGGCAAAACTGCAAAAACTTAAACGTAACCTCACTTAAGGAAAAATCCTCATGAAATTAGTATTATGTTCAGTAAAAGACCGCGCAGCGGATGCTTATGGCAGACCTATGTTTGTACCATCAGTAGGTGTAGCCATTAGGAGCTTCAGTGATGAAGTCAATCGTCAAGACGCTGATAATCAGTTATTTAACCACCCAGATGATTTTGATTTATATGAATTGGGTGAATTTGACGACAACACAGGATTATTTGCTTTACACGATCAACCAAAGTTGTTATCTTTAGGTAAACAAGTAAAAATTACTAAGGAATGATTTAAAACAAACCGTCTCAGCTTCAGCTGGGACGGAATAAACTCAGGAGTTTGCACTCATGCACCGTAATAAGTCAGTAGACGTTCATCAATTTACGATGATTCCAAAAGCCGATATTCCTCGGTCTTCTTTTGATTGTCAATCAACACATAAAACTACGTTTGATGCTGGTTATTTAGTACCAGTATATGTAGATGAGATGCTTCCTGGAGATACATTTCGGTTGAATATGACGGCATTTGCCCGTCTTGCTACCCCAATTTATCCAGTGATGGATAATATGTATTTGGATAGTTTCTTTTTCTTTGTTCCAAATCGATTGATTTGGAGCAATTGGCAAAAATTTATGGGACAACAAGCGAATCCGGGTGATTCGATTTCTTATGTTGTTCCCCAACAAGTATCACCAGCTGGTGGATACGCGATAGGATCATTACAAGATTATATGGGTTTACCCACAGTGGGACAGGTGTCCAATACTGGAACGGTATCTCACTGCGCTTTTTGGCCTCGTGCGTATAACTTGATTTGGAATGAATGGTTTAGAGACGAGAATTTACAAAATTCTGTTGTTGTTGATATAGGTGATGGTCCTGATACAGTAACAAATTATACTTTGTTACGTCGTGGTAAACGCAAAGATTATTTTACAAGTGCTTTGCCTTGGCCACAAAAAGGTGCTTCTGTTACGTTGCCGTTAGGCACGTCAGCACCAATAGCTTCTGATGCTCCAGTATCTAATCGTGTTGGCGTAATAAGTACAACACAAGGCAATGCAATTAAAGGTTTGTTTGCTGATGGTGCTGCAAGCAATTTGTTAACACAAGCTAACCAAACTCAAACTTATGGCTTATATGCAGATCTATCTCAAGCAACTGCTGCAACAATTAACCAACTTCGACAGTCGTTCCAAATTCAAAAACTTTTGGAACGTGATGCACGTGGAGGTACTCGTTATACTGAAATTATTAGGGCACATTTTGGTGTTGTTTCTCCTGATGCTCGCTTACAGCGTCCCGAGTACATCGGGGGTGGATCAACCTCTATTAATATTAATCCGATCGCTCAAACGTCGGGTACTAATGCTAGTGGAACTACTACCCCTATGGGCACACTTGCTGCTATGGGTACTGCCTTGGCTCATAATCATGGTTTTACTTATTCGGCTACTGAACATGGTGTGATTATTGGTTTGGTAAGCGTACGTGCTGATTTGACTTATCAGCAAGGACTTGCACGTATGTGGTCGCGTTCGACACGATATGACTTTTATTTCCCAGCGTTTGCAACGCTTGGTGAGCAAGCCGTATTGAATAAGGAGATTTATGTACGCGGTGATAATAATGACGATGGTGTATTTGGCTATCAGGAACGTTGGGCAGAATATAGATATTATCCCAGCCGAATTTCTTCATTGTTCCGAAGTACAGCTGCTGGAACAATTGACGGATGGCATCTTGCCCAGAAGTTCACTGCATTGCCTACATTGAATACGTCATTCATTCAAGATAATCCACCTGTTAGCCGTGTAGTTGCCGTTGGTGCTGCTGCAAACGGACAACAGTTTATTTTTGATAGCTTTTTTGATTGTAAAAAAGCACGACCAATGCCAATGTACAGCGTACCTGGCTTAATTGATCATTTCTAATGTTAGGCGCAATTTTAGGAGCTGCAGCCACCGCTGCCGGTGTAGCAACCGGCAATCCCGCACTTATTGCTGCGGGTGTAGCGGGTGGTTTGTCAGCGTTTGGCCAAGAACGTACTAATGCTCAAAATGCGCAATTAGCTCGTGAACAAATGGCTTTTCAAAGCCAAATGTCCGGCACATCGTATCAAAGAGCAGTAGCAGATATGATGGCTGCTGGGCTTAATCCTATGTTAGCTTATTCTCAAGGTGGCGCATCGACGCCTACCGGACAGACTGCTGTTATGCAAAATGCTTTAGGAGCAGGAGCGACAAGTGGTGTACAGGGTTATCAACTTGCTTTAAATGCAGCGCAAAATGTTGCAGACATTCATTTGAAAGGCGAACAAGCCGGTGCTGCTGGAGCCCAAGAAGATTTAAATAGGGCCAATATGAATTTGGCACTTGTTGAAGCTGCTAATAAATCTGCACAATTGCCTGGTCATCAGCAATTTGGCAAACAAGTTGCAAGTATTATTCAGCAAAATAATTCTATTGCTGCAAATAATACTGCTCAAGCAGCTGCTAGGTCTGCTGAATTACCTGAATCCGAGGCTATTGGTAAATTGTATTCAGGTGAAAAAGGTGTATATATTAAAGGTGCTGAACGTGCTGGTCAGGCTGCAGCCGGATTAGGAATTGGAGCATCTTCAGCTACAAGTGCTGTAAGCAATATGTTTAAACAACCCCAGGGCGATATTCGCCCAAGTCCATCTCGGAGATAAAAAATGACCAAAAAGGCAATTTTTTTGCGAACCCCATATAACTATGACACAGATGCTGCGTCAAATGAGTCAGGGTTGGCTTGTGAGGAGCCAACTCTGGCTCAGCAGCATTACAAAGAAGAATGTGATATCAACACTATTCTTCAAAAATTTAGTATTTCGGGGATCCTACCGGAAGCCCCATTATCGCCCCGTTATGGCGATTTTAGCGGTATTGGTGATTACCATACCGCATTGAACCGCGTTATAGCGGCTCAAGACGAATTTGAGGCTTTACCAGCCCCAATTCGTGCCCGTTTTGAGAACGATCCAGCAAAACTGATTGAGTTCCTTGAGGACGAGAATAATCGACCAGAAGCCGAGGAACTCGGGTTAGTCGAAAAGGCAGCTGCCGAAGTCGTAGAAGCTGCCAAAACCCCTGAAAAGGCGGTCGAATAGACCGTAGCACAGTTACATTACTTGATGTAACTGTGCTAGGTGACACCAAAACCGAAAATGTACGATAAAAGGAGCTTAAAAAATGATGTATAGAAAACCAGTAAATAAGCGTAAGTCGGCAAAGTCATTTCGCCGAACCGCTAAACGTACAAAAGCTGCAAATATTCAAAAAGCCCCACACCGTGGCGGCTGGAGATTGTAATTTAACCTAAATGGGTACCTCACATGCCTTGTTATCATCCAATAAGTGCATATCAATGCACAGACGGCAGTATTGTCTTTTATGAATCTAAAAGACACGATGTTTCTAGATCTTTACAATTGCCCTGTGGGCAATGTGTTGGATGTAGATTGGAACGCTCACGCCAGTGGGCTATTAGATGTATGCATGAGGCACAAATGCATACACAAAATTGTTTTATAACCCTCACATATGATGATGCACATCTCCCAAGCGATAGATCATTACACTATAGAGACTTTCAGCTCTTTATTAAAAGATTACGAAAACGGTATCCTGGACGAAGAATACGTTATTACATGGCTGGAGAATATCCAAAGACCTTGAATTACTCTGGCCATTTGGTTATTCCTCCATTGGAGATGTTACTTTCGAATCCGCAGCCTACGTGGCTCGATACATTATGAAAAAAGTAACAGGGAAAAATGCTGCAGAGCATTATCAAGAGATTGACCCAGATACTGGGGAAATCACTAATAGGACACCTGAGTTTACGAAGATGTCCTTAAAACCGGGTATTGGTTACGAATGGTATAAGCAATATACTTCCGATGTATATCCACACGACTATGTTGTAGTTCGTGGTAAAAAAGTCAAACCTCCAAAATTCTATGATAAAAAATATAAAATAGATAATCCATATGAGTTT